ATGTATACTTTTAATTTCACTGCTAAGACTTACCTCTTTGGTCCTGTTGCTGATACTACAGACGGTCTTATTAAGAAGGTTCAAGTCGATTACTATGCAAATACTGATACTCAGGCAGCTAAGCGTGAGATGAGGTATACTGTTACTCCAGATCCAATTACTGCTGGACCTGAAGATGACTTTGGATTCAGCGAAACAACTACTATGTTTGGTGATTCCAAGAAGTATAGTCCAACTAGACAGGAGGATGTATGATCCCACTACCTGAAATTCCTTATGACCCTTGGTTCAATGAACCACACAATCCCCTTGATGATATGCCTATAGCAACTAATGATAGGTTTGATATGTATGGATCATCTGATGCAGATGATGCTTTTAACCCAAGACCTGAAGAAGAGATAGCAGATCTATACGCATCAAGGCATGAGTCATCACCTGAGTTTGAGAAAACTGCTGAAGAGGTAGTTACTATGCACGAGAAAATGTATAGAATTGCTACTGCAAAATACAATCCATTTGCTATAGGTGGATCGGAAAGTATTCATGATTTTGAAGGAGGATCAGAAAGATGTCAAAAGAAATAGATAAAGCATTAAATACAAATTCTGAGCATAACTATGTTAAAAAGTTTAATGCTCATAAGGATCTTCCTGCAAAGAAAGATATGGGTATTGATATAGATAAAGATTATGAATACTCTCGTGCTCAATTATATTCTCTAATATCAAAAGGTCAAGAAACTTTAGATGGTATAATGGATGTAGCGAATGAGTCTGGTTCACCTAGAGCATTTGAAGTGGCAGGACAGGTATTAAAATCAACTGCTGACATTGCAGATAAGTTAATGGATCTGCAGAAAAAAGTTAAGGAGATTGACGAGACTAAACATAAGACTACAAATAATGTCACCAATAATGCGATATTTACTGGTAGCACTGCAGAGTTGCAGAAGATGATTAAGCAAGGGTTCCTAGATGCTAAATAAGAGCTAGTTACTCTTATATACATGCCAGAAGAAATTAAAGAGGAAGTAGCAGCAGAAGAACCCAAAGAAGAAAAGAAGGGGTTGCTTCAGAAAGCAAAAGATGCTATACTACCTGATGCTGATGAACAAGCTGCGATCATTTCTACAATGGTCAGAATTGGCGTGTTGGTCTGGAGTGGGGGTATATTGACCCTTAACTATGTGACAGTTCCAGGACTGGAACAACAGAAAATAGATCCGACATTTATAGCTTCAGTTTTTACAGGAGTTTTAGCTAGCTTCGGAATTCAGACTGCTAGTAAGAAAGGTGACGGTACTATGAAAATGAATGGTAATGGAAATGGTGGACCTAACGGTGGACCTCCTCCTGCATCAGCAGCTGACATTGAGGCAATCCTTGCTAAAGCTGGTCCCACTCAAACTATTCGTATCGAACAAGCACCTCTAAAAATAGTTGGTGTATCTGATACAAAAGAAACTTTTAAAATGTAAGTCATGCAAAAACTAATTAATGTACTCGCTCTTGCGTCCACTGCTGTATCTGTTGCCGTTGTTGGCAGTGGGTTATATGTATATGTCAACAGGGATTCCATCATTGATGGAGTTAAATCTCAAGTTATGGAAGCAGTTACTGGATCTCTTGGGGGTTTAGGTGCTGTTGGTGGTGCAGTAGATTCGCTTCCTTTGGGAACAAATGATCTTGCACCTGCTGCTCCTCAGGCAAGTCCTTTGGCAGGTGAAAATGCTGCTTCTGGTGGTGTTTCTGTCTTCTAAATGTTCAAATATAATCCTGTCTATCCACCCGTCTCAGGGTGGTTAGAAGTTGAATTGGATAAACCAGTTGTTAAGTGGTTGTGGGAAAGAGTTGATGAAGCTAAGGTATCAGTCAAAGATAAATTAGCTGGAAATATCTCAGAGAGTTTAGACTTAGAAGACAAAGATAATTTTCTTCTAAGTAATGTTTTGCTTGATTGTGCAAATGCTTATGCAGATGCATTTAAATTTTCTAGAAAAAAACCAAATACTTTATCATCAAGTAATCAGTTAGTTGTTAATGGATTCTGGGTTAATTTCCAGAAGAAGCATGAATTTAATCCCATGCATGATCATGGGGGACTTTATTCATTTGTTATATGGATGAAGATACCAACTAAGAGTAAAGAGCAACATAATTTAGATTTCTTAAAAGGTATGGAGGGTGCATGTGCATCTAACTTTGAATTTACCTACAATGATACTATAGGTGGAATAGCATCTTATCCATATTTTATGGATCCAGAACTTGAAGGAAAGATGCTATTTTTCCCTGCTCAAATGAAACATGCTGTTCATCCATTCTATGAATGTGATGAGGATAGAGTATCAATTTCTGGTAATTTGTATTATACATAGTAAGCCCTAATTAAAATCAAATGTCCATAAAATCAAAAGCAAAAGGTGCATTCGACAAAGTAGTCGAATGGGATAAAAAACTAATTAAAAAATGTCAGGATAAGTTTGAATTAACAGATTATCAAGTAGTATGCATTTCCTTTGCCAAAGGATTAATAATCGGTGCAATCCTTCTTTGATAGAATTAAAGAATCTATAGATCCTATCAAGTCTCATATAGAGGCTGATGGTGGATCAGTGGAATTTATTGAGTTAACAGAGGATCTTATAGTTAAACTTAAAGTTGCTGGTTCTGTTAAACCATGCTATGATTGTCCTGACCCAATGAACTATTGTCATCCATGTATAATGGATACAAAACATATTCAAAGTGAATTGAAACGACACTTAACTGAATCATTTCCTGAAATAAATGGCGTTGAATACGATTGATACTTTAAAGGTAAAGAAGGAACTTCCTATCTTTACTGTTGATTTGCCATTTAAAGATATAAAAGATATTGTTGTAGAGTATAGAAATAAGTTTCCAGAAAATTATAATGAAAAACTTCCCAATGCTCCTGTTAGATCTTCTTGGAGAAGTAATATGTGGGCAATGGATTATGATAAGTTAAAGTATTTTGTTAGTGTAGTTGAGAAAGTTTGTCATACTGTTGGGTGTCAATATTTTCATATGAGAGAAGAAACAAAATTTCAATGTACAAATTTATGGATGATGCAATATGAAGGTGGAGATTATGCTAGAGAGCATGATCATTTCCCAAATGATTTATCTTGTGTGTATTATGCAGATGTAGATAATAACTCTTCTTCTATTATATTTGAAGATGATTTGGAGATTAAACCTAAGAATAATTTGTTAGTAGTTTTTCCTTCATTGCTTCGTCATATGGTCCCTTCAACACATAGTCAGAGAACCGTGATATCAATGAATTTTCGGGCCAATTAGCAATAAATACCTATACAATTTGCATTATTAGTGGAGTTGAAACTATCATGTCCCACTATACAGTAGGTTATCATAACCTAGAGCATCAGCATTTAGAAATTTGTGAATATGCAGCAGATGCATATGAAGCAATACAGAATAGCAAAGAGGATGTCCCCTACCTAAAGGAGCATCCTCATTTTATTGATTCATGCATGGTGGAAAAATGAAAAACAACAACTTAAAACACGAAATTATGTGGTGGATGAGCAGACTTACAATAATGATGACTTCATTATTTCTTTCTATGACATTAGCAGCACAAGCATATGCTGCTGATATAACAATGGGTTCAAATGGAAATTTAGTTTTTGAACCAAATGATATTACTATCAATGCAGGAGATACCGTCACCTTTACCAACGGAGCACTACCACCACACAATATGGTAGTAGCAGATCATCCAGAGTTATCTCATGGAGATTTAGCATTCGCTGTTGGTGATAGTTTTGATGTTACCTTTCCAGAAGCAGGAGACTATGAGTTTCAATGTGATCCTCATGCTGGTGCTGGAATGAAGGGTGTTATCCATGTACAGTGAATCATATATCTGATATAATGTAAGTAAAACTACTACATTATGTCAGAAGAATTTACACGCATTGCCAATGCTCTTGAAAGAATTGCTAATTCTCTAGAGCATTTGCATATTGAACAGATTGATCATGCTCATATAGATGACATCGGTGAGATACATGGTGATGTAATAACCCATCCTAAACAATTCTAATGTCAGAAGTTGTCCAGAGTGTAAATATTATGTTGGCTATACTCCTAGTAGGAGTATGTGTTACAATATACTGGATATTCAAGTATGATGATTGGAATCCTAACCCCTATATTCCTGAACCTTCCCACGAATCAATGGATTCAGCAGATGAGGGAGTGGGAATCTGAGCGAAATAGACCATCCGTAGAAGATGTGATAAATAGCTCACTTGAGGATTTCAACAATGGGAGCAATGACCCCACCGAGCAGGAAGAGCTGCTACAATTTTCGTGTAACGAAAATAAAGAAAGTATTGGACGGAGACACGATAGATGTGATAATAGACCTAGGGTTCGACCTAGCGAAGACAGAGAGAGTGAGGATTGCTGGAGTGGACACTCCAGAGAAGAGAACGAGGGACTTGGAGGAGAAGGCACTTGGGTTAGATGCGACAGCTTGGTTGAAGGGAAAATTAGAGGAGACGATTAAAGGAGATGAAGAACTCATTGTTAGAACTGAACTTGTCGGTGGCACTGGGAAGTATGGTAGGCTTCTTGGCTGGCTCTATGTTGGCGACTCTGATCTTTCGTTAAACGAACAGATGATTACAGAGGGATATGCTTGGGCATATGATGGTGGCACTAAGCAAAAGAACTTTGAGGATCTTCGAGAGATCCGCAGAGCACACGGCACATTACAGGAGGGTTAATCATGGAAAAGGATATTGATATAGAACAGAGCACTCAGATAGCAGCTCTAACAAAAGATATAGAACTTCTTCGTGGAGAGGTTGCTAAGTATAAAGACAA